TCAACTCTCACTGGGGAAGTCCTACCTTTCTCGCGAAATTGCTCTGATTAACTCACAGCTGTATACCTACCCTGCGCTGCGCAGGGTCGGTTACCTCAACTTGAAGCTCTGTAAGGGCTCCTCGTTGAAGGCCGGTCATTCTGACGCTTGGGACTTCCAAATTGGGCGGGCTGTCAATCAGATGGTTGACTTGTCCCCTTGGACGTCCAAGTTTATTCCGATGGCCATGAAGTCCGCTAAGAACTTTCTGCCTGGAAGCAACTGGTACTTTCCGGTTGAGCGTGGTGGTTGTGGTGTTGATGTCCGCTTTGCGCCGGACGATCTGAAGGTTACTCGCTGGCAGCGCAAGCTGGCAGGAGCGACTTGTATGGATCGGACGCTGCAAGTGGGCCTCAGCGTGTGTGTGCCTGGTCTGGCGCGCATTTTTCGAATTCTCGGTCGTCCCCAGGAAATCGACAGGACCGCGGCCTATGAGGCGCGGCTGGATTACTGGATCGATCTCGAAGAGCGAGAAAGGCGTTGGGCTGATTGGTTTCAGCGGTTGATAGGTTACTCTTCTATGGTCAGTAGAGTCGCCGAGTCAAGAAAGGACGAGGAGGTTAGTGATGAGCGGGCCCAGGCCCGTCTTACCGCGTTGAAGAAGTGGAATGACGCAGCGATCCATGCAGAGCCCATTGGTCTGCTGAAGCTGTTTGAGTCACCCCCTTCAATGTTATACCCCTTCGTTCCGCCGCTGGCGCCAAGTTGGGCGCTGCACTGATGAAGTTCGTTGGACGACCTGGACATGTCGTTAAACTGTACCAATGGCGTTTGAGTCCTTAAGACTACCAAAACGGTGTGTGCGCTTGTGAGCCGCGATCTTTCTCTTGCCTTCGAAAGGGGCCGAAAAGAAAAATCTCGCGGAAACGAGTGTAGGTTGGAGAAACTCAAAGGAGTTTCGCTAGCCAACGTGAAAACGTTCCCGAAGTGAACCGTACCAACGTAGATCATGGTCGATCAGAAGTCACCCCTTGACGGCGCCTCGGCGACCGACTAGCTCCTGCGGACTACCCTTGAACGGGTCTCGCCGCGGTGAGTGATGAGGTGGTGGAAGATGATTTGATTCGATTACGACAGGGTCTAGAGACTGCACGGTGTGCTGTCTTAGTCTGAAGGTGTAATGTATGGTGGGATACCGTGCGACGGAAAGCCTAGTTGGCTGCCCTGTACCTCGAAGACCTCCGCAGTTGGTTACTGCGTAGCTCAAGAGTTATTGGGGCTTCTTAACGTAAAGCTCGTCGTTAGGATGAGGTCCTGCCTGTGCACCAAGGGGTCCACATCAACTCCGCGTGACGGTTAACCACCGTTGGACGAGAAGATGACGACCACCCAGAGAGACAGTGGTCTCAGATGAACAGTCCCAGCTTGGTCGCTGGAATGCCATATTCGACCAAATCTCGCTGCTTGATGAGCAACGGGAAATCCAAGAACCTCCTTGCCGCTATCTCCGACCTTCGTGCAGCTTCGGCTGCGATGAAGGCGAATGCGGGCAAGGCGTCCCCAACCAAGACGAGCAAGAACCGGCGCAAACGCGCTGCTCGTCGTGCTGCTAAGGCAGCATCAGGTTCGCCCAACGGCTCACCATTGTTCGTGAGTGCACCCAGTGCAATGACACGGATGCGCGGGCAGACTGCGGCTCAGATGAGGTATTCCAGCAATGGTCAAGTTGCTGTGATCGCCCGTCGTGAGTATGTTGCGGAGGTACCAGGGGCCACTGCCTGGACCACGACTAGCTTTGTCATACAACCGGCTCTTCAAGCCTTGTTTGTGTGGTTGGCTACGATCGCTGCGAACTTTGAAAAGTATCGCTTCCGCCGCTTGCGGTTTTGTTACGAAACCGAGTCGCCGACCAGCCCAGGCTGGTTCGGTAGTCTTGGC